GAGTTTACAGTTGTAATGTCTTCTTCACCCATCCTAGAGATGTAAACAAAGTATTCGTTAGATGCAGAAAGAAGAACGAGAGCAAACTCTCCTCCACCTTCACAATACACAGGCGATGGGAATGTAAATGTTGTTGCCTTAGATCCATCATCTGATAAAACAACTTCACTTGGATCAAGAATACATTCACCGAATGGTAAGATTTCTTGTGTAGGTAAACCAGTTTGTAGTGTTCTTACTTGAAGGGTAACAGGTAATTCGTTTGTGTCTTTTGCCGAGAAGTAAACATCACATTTAGTTAGATACACACCATTGACATCGGGAACTTCAAATGACTGTGCAAGAGGATCAACCCATCTTGTTTGACGAGTAGTTCTTTGATTGAAAGCAACATCAACAACTTCTCTTGTATCTGTCTCTGTTACAGTTCTAGAATCTGACTGTGGAATCCTTTGAACATCTGCGTTTCTTGTTCTAAGAGTTGATGCCTCTACAGTTTGTAGAGTTCCAGCAGCAGTATAGTTTGCTGAACCTTCACTATCTGTGAATCCAGAAATAGTTTCGTTAGTAGAACTTGATGATAATGTAAATGTCTTAGTACCAGTATTGAACGTAGGTGCAGAAGGGACTGTTGGATCGGGTAAGAATAGAGAACCAATAAGAACTCCCGCCTTATCTGTAATAAGTCTAATATTAGATACTGTTGCAATCGCACCACTAGATTGTCCTATTAGTTTCATTCCAGTAGTAATGTATCCGTAGAATCCAGAAGCAGCCTGAAGTTCTAAAGATGCAGTATCAACGTTTAGGACTGTAGTAGTTGATGAATATGTTGGTGCAATAGATGATGATGGTTCGTATGGATTCTGTTTGTATGTTTGTGTTGGTGCATTATATGGCCCATACTTATGATCTTGATTTGCAAGTCTAAATCTAATTGCATCATTATTTGAGTTAGGACGACTTCCTTCAACAATTTCACCAGCACCAAATGTACCAGATACCATTGTAACTTCGACAAGTTTAGGCACAACAAATCTTGCCATGTCAATGTTGTCAAAGAATGGATATAATCTTGTATTTGGTTTTAATCTTCTACAAACAAATTCAATATTTCTAGATCTCATTGTAGCAACAACTTCTGTGTTGACTACCTTATCACCTAAACTTGTAGTATCAAATCTTTCACCAACTCTGAACTGTATGCCTTGTCTAGTTTGATTTCTAGTAGTGACTGTAGTTTCATTTCTGAATACATCTCTTCTATCCAACCATTGTGTAGTTGTAGTGATAGGAATACCACCTCTACGAGGGCCTACAAATGGGCCCATCTTCTGAACTCTTCTACTGAGAACTGTTGATTCAACTTCAGTTCTAGTGACAGGGCCTAATGTTCTACTTCTACCTGTCCATGTAGTTTCCCAACCACCCCAATCAACAGGTGATAAACCAGTGTTACTATCTGCACCAGTCATGCCCATCAATGAATTGAAACTTCCTTCAATATCATAAGTTGCAGCAGTTCTTCTTGTTTCAATCCATGTATCAGTTGCAGGGTTTAATTCAACCTGTCCAATCCAGTTAACAACAGCGAATGGGTTTACGTTTACAATTCTAGTAGCAAATTTGTTTTCTAGGAAAATAGTGTCATCATAATTCAGACATACAACATCTCCAACTCTTCTGACATTGGAATCTCCTAAATCATCTGCAAATCTATAGTCTGCACTTGGGTTTGAAGAAGTAGCAGCACCAACTATGGCTTCCGATCCAAGTAATAGATCAATAGAAGTTGTATAGTGTTGTGGTCTTAACTTACCCTCAGTAGAATCAATAGATGCCTTAAATGATCTGTTTGTAACATCACCAGAAGTTACAGACTTAAAGTTATCTACAAAAAATCCAGCCTTAAATCTATCAAGATTTGTTTGTGGATCACGAAGAGACATATTTGAAGTCTCTACTTCTAATAGTGATAGTGATGTATAATATTCAACGTTCTTGACTCTATCTTCAATAGTAGCGATATCCTTCATTCGGAATCGTTTATGTTTTGCAAGATCGAGTTTGACAGTGGCTGTATCATAAACATATGGGTTCATAGTAATAGTTGCCACTTCTAATGAATTATCAATAGTGTTTGGTAATTTTGGTGTCTCAGCAGGGACTCCTTTTACCATAGAGAATATACCTTCTTTACTTAAGAAGAGTTTATCTACTCTACCAACATAATAATCATATGATATGTTGAAGTTTTTATCTCTTGCAATTACATGTGTCGTTGAAGATGTGCCAGGCACAAACTGTCTTGCCAAAAATTCAGCAGGAGATCTACCAGCAACTGCTGATGTAACTCTTGGTCTTAAGTCAATGACATCAGAAGCGTAAAGTCCACCAACACTAGGTAAACTATTCTTGTACAACTTAGAATCATATGAATTGACAGTTACAAAGTCGCCTGGGTCTGAATTATCAATCACATAGTTATTGTAGATAACAGTGATTCTTCTTGTAGGTGCCTCTGTGTTAGGTCTCCTGATAAGTGCAGAAAAATCAACGTAATCTAGTTGTTGGCCAGGATCAAACTCAAAGTTGTTTTGAATATCTTTGTCGCCTGGAACAAATGTTTGAACTGTACCTTGAATATTTGTTTCTTCAAAGGTGACTGTTTCTCCAACCTCAAATGTATTCTCGTTTTGATAGACAAAATTTACTTCGTTAGAACCATTTGTTTCTACAAATACTGCTGATGCACCAGAAGTTTTACCAATTATACTTTCACCTTTGATGGCATTCAGTAGATTGGAGTTTAAATTTGTTAATTCAAGTGTCGGTAACTGTGGATCATCAGTAGTTGATGATTCTATTACAGCAAGAACATAAGCAACATCACAAACACCCAGAGATAAACGTTTATCTTGAACTCTGTTACCATAAACTGTATCGTAAGTTAATCCATCATTTAACTTCATTAATCCAGTGCCTGACTGGGTTTTTGCGGATTTGTTAACTGTGTAAGTTGTTGCTCTCTTTAATACTTTTGATTTTGGTTTTACATTTACTTTTCTGAAAGTTACTGTTAACACAGCATCACCAGATGCTACAGATAATCCAGATAAAGTGACTGTTCTACCACTGACTGTTAGTTTCTGATCCGTTAGATTTTCTATGACACCAGTTGTCTTGAATGATAAGTTGTAATCTTCCTCATCAAATGGTTCTAATGTTAAATCTGCATCAGTCTCTAATGTTCCACTGAAGGCATTATTTGCAACTGTAATTCCATAAGATTTTTTAAATACAAGATCAGCACCATTTAGATCTACAGATGCAACATTACTTTTTGTTAGTTCACTGAATAGAAATGCACTAGAGTTATTTTTTACTTCTAAAGTTACTTTAAATAAATCATTGACATTTACTGCACTTGTGGGCAATGCACCAGAGTTCACATTCGTAACATCAGAAATGGCCTCAAGAGTGATTGACTGTGCTGTAAATCCAGTAACACTATTCATTGTAGGAACATTATTACCAGAAATACTATACTGAATAATATCTCCAGTCTTAATACCAACACTAGTGAAATCTGCACTAGGAGAAGTTATGGTAGATGCAGAGGCAACCTTTGCACTAACAGTGTACTGAGTAGCAGTAGGTGCAAGAAGATGACCCAAATTCAATACAGCGTCTGCACTAAACTTGTAGTTAGTTGGATCATTTCCTACTAACTGTTTAACATCATCCATGCCATAGTCTTCTACCCTAGTAATACTTCTAGAAACATCTACGCCATTTATTTCTAATTGTTCTCCAGCCTGAAACTGTCCATTTACTTGATATAAAACTAACTGTGAAGAATTATTTGCAGCTTCATATGCATATCCTGTAGCACCACTATTCTTACCTTCAACATATGAGGGTAAAGTTACACTGGTTCCTGTGTTTAGTTGGAGGTATGTGAATGTTTGAATATCATATAAAGAAGATTCAAATACAGTAGAAGAATCAGCATATCCTACATTCTTTAATTTGATATCATATATCCTAGCAACACCTACCTGTAATCCACTGCCTTCTCCAACTGTTACAGTTCTTTTATTGAAAAGGTTTACATATGAATCTGTGCCTATTCCTACAGGGGGTGAACCACTTACATGGTTAAGTTCTATCTGTCTACCTACACTAAATGGTGCTGATTCGTTTGTAATTCTTTCTGTAGTTCTTGGTTTCTCTATGTCAAGAGTTGTGGTTCCAATAGTTTCTACTTCGTATCCTTTAACATATGCCTTTCCTGGCCCTATAGACAAACATAATAGATCGTCTGTAGGAACGTTACCTTGTTGAGTTAGTTGATCTGAATAAAATGCACCATCATTACCAACTCGGTTGTTTAGACATTCTTTGGCAGTGACGTTAAATGGATTTACATAGTAATGTCCTGATTCGTCATATGTCCTTTTTGCCAATTCATCACGAATTAAATTATAACTTGATTCTTTTACAAATTTTTGTAATTCTCCATTCTCAATCCTCATCAATTCGATGAAGTTTTCATCATTCAAATCAGTAAGTGATTTTTTGATGAGTGTTGTGGATAGTTTGAATCTATCAGCACCAGGCGCTGCAAAGTTTGAGAAACCTCTTGCATTATCATATAGATCGTTATTCTCAGCAGAAGCAGTAACTAATTCTTCTTTGACTAACAAACCAACTCTATATGAAGGTGCATTTGTATATTGGTCAAGGATGACTGTAGAGTCGGAAACTGTAACAAAGAAACCTCTGATAAAGTAAACACCCTGAGCAATCTTTGCTGCAGCACCAGTTGCAGTTGCATTTGAAATTACTGTAGTTGCAAAACTACCACCAGATCTTATACTAGAAAGAGAGTAATTAAGATCTTCTTCAAGCAATAAGTTCTCACCATCTGCAAAAGTCGCTCTAGAAAAGTCTGTGTCACTAGAACTTTGATATTTGATGTATAAAGTATATGCTCCTTTTGTTGATTCTCTGTTTGTAATATAAGTTTCTACCTTAGCAGTAACACCACTTGTTTCACCTTTAATTTTTTTGCCTTTTAAATTTTCAAGATAAAGTTGAACAGGAATACCTAAATGACTATCATCAATCTGAACAGAAGTATAATCTGAATCATAAGCAATCTGGCCAGGGATTACAACAGAACCCTCTTTGAAAAAATGTTTACCAAACTTCTCAATCTGATTCTGTAGAATAGATTGCAGTGTAGTAAGTTCCCTAGACTGTACAGGTAAGCCTGGTTTGAATAGTACCCTCTGATAATTTTTTAACTCTTCAAAATCATCAAAGTATGGAGATGAATTTAAGTTGGTATTCTGTGGCATTTGCTTTTAAAACTCCAGCACTATTTTGATGTCTTCTTTTTGACTTGCAGATCTAGGAATCGCAGTCCTATTATCAATATAGATTATTTCACCTGACTTAGTATTGAATTCTGCTGATGATATACCAGCACTGAAACTCATACCAAGTTGATAGACTTTATTATTTATTGAGGTACTTACACCGTTATAACTTGTGTCAACAGATAACAAAGAACCTGTTACCGATGATCCATTAATTGTAACTCCGTAGCCTGGATCAGGATTAGATGTGAATGGAATTATCTTATATCCAGTTTCACTAGATGCAAGACCCATAGGTTGATAGTATTTCAATACTCCAGTCACCTTATCCCAAGATGCCACATATCCAATCGCAGTAGATCCTAAACCAACTGTCTGAGTTATTTCAGAGTCAACTGCATAAGTTGTTCCTGTTGTAAGACCAGCCATTTTGATTGCCTTCAATCCACTCACCATGGCAGTGTCTAGTAATTCTGTACTACTACCAAATACAGTGGGATTTTTTATAAGTCCAACCCTAGCAAAGTCATTACCTTCAATAATATCTGGATTGGTTTCGATAGTTTCAAACCTAGAATATAGTAGAGCTCTATATGCACCTAGTTCCCTGTAGACATCATATCCATGACCACCTTTAGGTGGAATGATTACACTGAAACTTGCAGCAGATGTTGTTCCTATTCCAGTATTGGTAAGGTTAGCAAGAACACCGCCAGACTCAGAGCCAGGAGCGCCTGGGAAGAACTGTATTGATCCGTGGGTATATCCTTCTCCTCCGTCAGTAACAAATACTTCAGATACCTTTCCGAAAGAATCAACCGTAATTGTTGCCTTTCCTCCTGATCCATCTCCGAGAATTGGAACATTGGCAAAAGATGTAGAGATTGGTTGATAGTTAGAGCCTCGATTATCAACAACCACAACTTCGATCTTTCCATCTATAGCGTTAGCCTTTGTTGCAATAGTCTCGCCTTCCTTTCCCCAGTTTTCGGGCACAGGTATGTATTCAATAGAGTCAAATTTAACGATTTCTGATGGTTTAATCGTATAAAGGTATTTCCAAACGTAACCATCGCCACTAGTGCCAGCTGCCCTTGGCTCAAGGTCAACAAATGTGGGTTGGTCATATGAAGGCCTACCCTTGGGGTTCTCAGGGTCTGATCCATTTTGCAGACAGATGTAAACTTTCAAGTCTTCATTCACTATGTAGTAATTTGCCTCGTACAAACTACCTTGTGAAGTGATTGGTGTCAAATTGTAGATATTATAATCATGTCTATACATTTCATAAGTTGTACCAGCAACCCATGATACCTTTCTAACAAGTCTACGAACATCCTTGTCAGTCACTTTCTTCATAGCGATTATAGATTCTTTGATAGAATACTCTTCTTCAAATCCATCTAGAGGTGCAGGGGTGTTGGTGGCCCATGTGGCAGTACCGCCTGCCTTTGGCTCTATGGAATTTGGTAATCCCATAAAGGCGTAGTATTTGTTAACAGTAGATCCGACTCCGACAAAACTCTGTACAAAAGTTTCGGCATTTAAAATTCTAAACTGTTCGGATATTATGGCAGGCATTTTAAAAAAACTAGTCTTTTTGTTTTATTTATGGGTTAAGTTAATGGTTTCTTTCTGGATACTACAGAAGCAGTAGATAGTCCAGTGTTACCATTCATAGTGTTGACGAAAAACTCATCTGGATTACCTGATCCACGGTTTTGATAACCGAAGATTTGTCCCCAACTGTATCTACCCCAGAAGGTGTCAACATTTGAAGTTCCAGCAAGACCTACTTGGATTTGATTGTTTCCAAAAGTTGTAGGGCCAGGTAAGAAAGAACAAGTTACAGTTGTAAGTCCAGAAACGGCATCACCAGCTCCAGTAACTTCCTCTACTCTGAACACACCACCAAGATAATCACCAGAAGTGACCATTCCAACAGGCACTCTTGATCCAGTAGATGTTGTGATACCAGTAAGTGCGTGACCAACAATTAAAGGACTATCAAAGATAGTAAAGAAGTCTCCTTTCTGCAATCCACTAAAGTTAACTCCTAGAGAGTTTAGTGAAGAATAACCATAACCTAAGTTTGTATTATCGTTATTTTGAGATTTCAGAGTAAATTCCAATCTAGGTAATCTCTCTGATGAACCAGGCATGTATGTATTTACTCCAACAATGTCACCAAAGTCTCCCTTTGCATTGATAGAGAATATATCTTCCTTCTTAGTCTTGTCAGTTTCAATTATAACTGGAGGTGAACTACCAACATCATAACCAAATCCACCGTCTGTAATAACAACGGAAGTTATAACTCCAGCAGTTACAGATGCGGTTGCAGTCGCTCTATTTATTATCGGATCTGCATAGAATTGAGTAGTACCACTTCCAACTGCAATTATCCTACTACTATTGAAGTCTCCAAATCCAGTAAGGGCAAGATCTCTAATTTGATTTGAATGAGATATTGGTCTATAGTTCCAGTTTGCCAAGTCGAATGAGTAATACATCTCACCGACTGTGCTAATACCAATATAGAAGTTATTATAGTATTTGATAGTTTGGAAATCAAACGTTGCAGGGTGTTGTGTACCAGCAGGCAACTGTTGACTCCAAGGTTGCCAGAAGTTTTTATTTGTAGAAATACCGATTGTTCCGTTGTTACCTACAAAGATAAACTTATTACCATCATAGATTACATCATTGATATCTTGAACAGTATTACTATTCTTATCTGACCAGATCAAACCATCATTGGAAGCGATAACAGCACCACCATTACCAACTGCAATAAATTCACCTTGACCAAATGCAATAGAGTTTAGAGTCTGTAATGTTCCTGAGTATTGACTAAATGCTTCAGCAGTTGTAAGACCAACAGCAGTAAAGATAGATCCAGCAGCACCAACAGCACACCATGTATCAATAGAACCTTCCCAAACTACATCTTGGAAATTACCGATATATGTACTGTCGAATGTATTGACTTGTCCAATCGCAGGGATTGATCTCTTTTCTTTTAGATCAATTACATCCCAACTAGAAAGACTGTTACCTATAGAAACAGCTCTTGCCATTGCACCTCCACCACCAACTGCCATGACATATTTGTTAGTAGAACTATCAGAATATCCTACACCTACACCAGTGAATTGGACTGTGTTACCAAATCCAATTTGTCCTCTTTCCCAGAAACTACCACTCTTAGTATTGATGTAGTAACTGCTCGATCCAACAGCAACGATTGGTTCTTCTTGTGTAATTGCTTTCCATTCTACCACATGAATAACACCACTGATTCCATCAAATCTCCATGCCTTAATTGGATCTTCACGTTTGATTAAAGCACTTGATATTGCAACCTTTGGACTTGTCAAGTTTGAATATCCTGTACCACCAAAACCAATAGTTAGTGATGATATACTAGAAGATGTAGAAACGACAGATGTGACCAATCCAGGCAATACCTCATTATCATCAAATATTTGAATGTTTCTTTCTGCCTGTGTTAACTTATCAATATTTGTGAATATTGGGAATACATTGTTAACATAGATGGTATCGTCTGTTTTACCAACGTTCTTGATAAGTCTTGTGGTGGGTAGTACCTTACTTGTCAAACTAGGTCTAGACTTAGACACTAACACACCAGATAATATTTTATCAGTCCTTTGTTTTTCTAAGGCAAGAGGTCTTTCTGCATCCTGAGCAGTATTGATTCCAATACTGTTGTATGTAAATGTTTCAAGTAAATCAGAAGCAATGATTCTCTTAGATGTTCTTTCAAATTGATCTATGTCTGTGACATCTAATCTATTTTCTTTGATTTGAACAGTATCGCCAGGTTTTAGTGATGAAACTGGATCTACAGTTTCAACATCTCTCTTAGAACCTCTGTAGTAGAATACTGCACACTTGGAGTTTGCTTTTGGTGCCTCAGAGAAGATGACTCTACTACCCTTGAATATGTAAGATGAGTTTGGTGTCTGTAGTATATCATTGATATAGATGAAGATATTATTTGTAATATCCATATCACTACCAGGCAAAGTCTTAAGACTGAGTATTTCAGTGTTTCCACTTGTAGTTACTGATAGTGTAAACTTCCTACGAGATCCATTAAAGAATGGTGCAATGTCATCAAATAGAATGAACTGGCCAGGATAGAATCCAGAGAAACTATCATTTTCTAATTCTTCGACTGATAATTGGAATTCTGTTAATACACCTACTCTTGGGTCTGTAGCGATACCACTGACTGTCAGTTTATCACCAACCTTATATGCTGTTCCTTCCTCAGTCACACTAAACTCGTTAATGTTACCATCAACATTAATACGGAAATCTACTGTAGCATTGGTTCCTATACCAGATGTTCCTGAGACATATTCTAAATCTCTGTTAAAGTATCCATCTGGTTCTGCAATATCAACAAATACAGGTTTGGTTACTTCACCACCTCTCTTATACAATGCAGTTTGTGTAGTTACTCCAGCATTAACTCTAAAGTTTGCAGCATCTAATTTTTCGATCACATCAAAACCAGAGAATCCCTGTTCAATAGAAGAAGCAATTCTCTTACCTTGTTGTGAAAGTCCAGCTCTTGCATAGTTGTGATCTACAGTTGAAATACCAACATTAACAACATATGTTTTACTATCAATAATCTTGTCTACAAAAGTACCACCAGCAGCAAAGTCAGTTCCACTAGGAGAATTATTATTAAGTCTAGGTGCAAGTATGACACCTTGAATTGTACCACCAGAGTTATAGAAACTAGGTGTGGTAGATGGGCCTACTTGTGTTTCAATGGTTGTGTTATTAATGACTCTGGTGATTAGTGAACCATTGTAATAAGGATCTCCTCCCTTTGGATAGAATTGTTTTGTAGTGTAGTTATCTTGAGAACATGAGAATAAAATTGACTCAGTTTTTAACTTGACATTTCTACCAACACCAGCAGCAGTAGTAATACCATGAACTACTGGTAAGAAAGCTGTCATAATACCAATAGATTCATGATAATCGGCATGATTGATATTATATTCTACTCTAGTAGAAACACCAACATTAAGAGTAAGATTATTTGATGTAACGGCAGTTGGATATAGAGCAGCATTGTGTGCTGGATCTGTGGTTCTAGGATAAGGATGTTCTGTTGCATATTGATCCATAGAACATGAGTAAACCAATCCACCAGTCATCAGTCCTACTGAAGTTGTAGTTGACAATCCGTGAGCCGAGTCTGTGGTTAATGTAGCCAATCCACTATTTGCATCATAAGTCGCATTAGTTACGTTGTAAACAACTCTAGATGTAATACCTACATTGATAGTAAATGTATCAAGAGTGGTTGTCACAATACCAACTTCTACATCATGTATGGGGTCAGTTGTTCTTGGATATGTGTGATCTGTAGCATAGTTGTCTTGAGAACATCTCCATGTGTATGAGTTTGTTGCAAGACCAACTGTATCTCTTGCTATTAGTAGAGAACCTAGTTCTGCATTTTCAAATGTATGAACGTATGCACCACCACTAATAACTGAATTGTTTACAGCAGATACAAATATGTGTTCAGTCTGATTGGATGATGTTCCTACATCCAGAGTAATTGTAGTGTCTGTTGTAGCAGTAATTTTAACAGCAGTGTTGTAAGCAGGATCTGGGCCATTAATGCCAGACTTCCTTGGGTAATAGTGGAATGTCGCATGGTTATCTAAGGCACAGGTAAATTTGAATCCATTTGTTTTTAATTTGACGGAAGTTCCTTTCTTGAGTGTGTGAGAGCCAATATCAATCGTCATCAACCCAGTGAAAGGATCAAATGATCCACTTGTGGGAGTATGATAGACAAGAGGTGATGTTCCCACATTGACTGTAAAATTATCTAAGTCTACAGTTGTAACTGACAACCACTGTTGATCTGATGGGTCATGTCTTCTAGGATAACTCTTGATGGACTTTCTGCCATCCATCTTACATCTGAATCTAAGTGAATCTCTTGCAATTTGAACTCTATTACCAGTAACCATTCCATGACTAGCACATGTCACAGTCAGAATACCAGATACGGCATCATAATATGCAAAATCTATATTTCTTTGATATGATCCATTGAATCCGTGAACATTGGAGAACACAGTCATAATACCAGTACTTGCGGTATATGATGCAGTTGAGATGTTATAATTAACTATTGTTGATACACCAACGTTGATTGTTATAGTGTCAGCAGATGTAGAACCAATACCAACAGATACATTGCCACCTATTGGATCATCAGGACGAGGATATGCGTGTTCTGTTGCGTAGTTATCTCTGGCACATGTGAATATTATTGACGCAGTATTGATTCCTACAGTATCTCTTGCTTTCTTAAGACCACCTGTTGTTGCACTTTGGAACCAATGTGCATTTACAATAGTAGATACACCAACATTTACAGAGAATGTGTTTACACCAACGTTGTATATTGGCAACCACTCATTCAAGAATGGATCAGAGTATCTTGGATATGCTTTAGTTGCAGTGTATCCATCTTGATCACATTTGAATGATATAGATTCTAGATCAAACTTTACATATTCACCAGCAACGAAACCATGATTTGCAATGGTTGGTTCTAGTACACCAGTACTAGGATTGTACGTTGCCGTCGAAATTGTATGAGCCGATTCATTGATATATGAGTGTCCAGCACCGACATTCATCACAAACTCACCTGTTGCTGGATTGTATGTGGATGTTGATATCGAACGTTCTTCGATTGTAGAAACACCAACTCTAACTTCAAAGGTGTTTGTTGTTGCAGATATAATTCCTAAATTAACACCAGCAGCAGGGTCTGTTGGTCTTGGGTATGCATGTTCAGTTGCATAGTTATCTTTAGCACACTTGAAGGTCAATGCACCGATAGAAATACCAATCTTCTGTGAAGGTCTTTCTACGCCATTTGCAGTTGCATTTTGGAACCAGTATGGAGTATAATCTCCACCACCAGTTATGACAGCATCAGTTCCTACACCGACTAGTGTGTATGGATAGTCACCACCAGCTATAACACCATCAACTGCAACACCTTGGTTTGGAACAAAGACATATGTATTTGATAATGTTGTAACACCAACGTTAACAACAAACTCAGTTCCAGCAGCACTAACAAGAGTTACTGGTTTATCATAATATGGGTCACTAGGTCTTGGATAGAAGTGATTTGTTTGGAATCCATCCTGTTCACACTTGAATACTAATGATCCATTTTTAAACTTGATAGTTTCTCCAGCTTGGAAATTATGTAATCTATCAAGAGATACAGTCATAACACCTGATGCTGGTGTGTAGTCAGCGAATCTGATGTTGTAATTTACAAGGGTTGATACACCAGCATTGATTGTAATTGTAGTTCCAGCTACACCTATGATTGGAACAGCAGTATTGTAGATTGGGTCTTTAGATCTTGGATAGTATTTGATCGCAGTGTTTTGGTCAGCAGTACAAGTAAATCCGAGTGAACCATCTCTCATTTTGATACTCTGTCCTACTTCAAGATCATGAGTTCCAATACTCATGGTCATAACACCCACAGAGGGTGTGTAGTCAGCGCCAGAGACTGTATAATCTAATCTAGTTGTAATACCAGCAAAGACTTCAAACGTGTCGCCTGTGACGTTACTGATAGGAACCCACTTATCACTTAATGGGTCTGTGGATCTAGGATAATACTTAGTTGATGTAAATTGGTCTAATGAACACTTCCAACCTATAGACTCATCTGCGATTCTAACTTGATCGCCATTTGAGAAACCGTGACTAGGAATAGTCACAGTCATAATACCAGCAAGAGGGTTATAATTAGCAGTTGTAATTGAGTGTTGTGTAGGCCCTGTCAATCCATGATTTGCAACAGTCAATACTAGAGATCCAGTTGCAGGGTAGTAAGCAGCATCAGTTGGTGTTGTTGTTCCGCCACCTACTATGGATATTGAATCAGGTACAGTTTTTGCAGGGACAAATGTGTGTGCATAGTCACCACCCACTTTGATTGTTTTTTCGTCGGAACTTACATATGTGTGTGCATAATCACCACCAGCAAATGTGGATGTTGCAGTCGCACTGTGAAACTCATGTAGATATGGCCCACCAGTCAATAATGCACCTTCTTCTGCACGAAGGAATAAGTGAGGATAATCTCCACCATATATCAATGCACCATTAACAGCTTCTTCAAATCTGTGGATATATTGATTTTTAACACGAGATATACCTACATCCACTTCAAG